TAAGTTTAATACTTGTATCTGTAGTTTCTTCTTGAACACGGAATCCCGGTGGAGCATTTCCATTATTTCTTGCAAGGTGGGCTTCAATGGCTTCAGGAGTAGAATCAAACAGTTCACGGAATTCATCGGCTGTACCAGATCTCCATGTGCTGTTAAAATCTTGATGAAGTTCCTTGTTCAAATCGAGTGAAACATTAACACCTGTGGTTTCCCATGCTTTCCAAATAACTGGTGCAACACCAGATCTTGATCCATCGGCAGCAGTTGTTATATCAGCCTGAATAGCTTCAGCAACACCCTGGAATGAACCTTCCATCAGAACATCTCTAACTTCCATCTGATTGACATCAATCCAAACATCAACAGTTGGTTCAAAGGAAATATTACCCTGCCAAAAACGCACAAGGAAAGGAGTGACACTTTCAGATCTTGTAGCAAAACCTTGTTGTAACCAGGGTTGTTCTGTTTCTGTGTAATCAAGAGTGATCATTTGACCAGATCTTCTTACTCCAGTTCCAAGAATGTCAGCAAATCTACTATCTTGATTAGCGGTTGTTGTCGTTCCAATACCAGCAATGGTTGTATTACCAACAACCATATTCACTGAAGTTGTGTAGTGAGAAGGTCTTAAAGTACCATGTTTTCTATCAATAGAATTTTTAATACCAATACTGGTATTCTGAGAATTTAGACTTGTGAAATTATCAACAAAGATACCAGATCTAAATCTATTCAGACCATTAGCATCTGGAATAAACTGATTGATAGTTCTTGTTTCTAATTGATTCAGTGAAGTATAATACTCAAGATTTTTGATTCTTTGTTCCAGTTTAGAGATATCAGTCATTTGATATCTCTTATGATTGATAAAGGTAGTTCTTACATGTTTAGCCTGGAAAGTATAGGCTGGAACAAAACAATCAGCAATATTCATTGCTCCATCAATACCCTTTGGTGACACAGGATTGTCAGATGGGGCACCTTTCTTAACTTGGAAAACACCATTCTTATCAAGGAAGATTCTATCAACTCTTGGTAAGTAATAATTATAATCTATTGTAATCGATTCATCAGAGGCAAGAACATCTTTAGAACTATGTTGACCTCCATTAAAAGTTCTACCGAAAAATTCCAATGGTGACCTAGTATTTGTAGTGTCTACAGAGAAAGATGAAACTCTGGGACGACCATCAATTATATCAGTGAGTCTAATATTTGAAATTTTGTTAATTTCTCTACCATAATCAAAATCTCTATATGAATTACATACTGTGATATCACCAGTGTCAGAGGTATTATAAGATGATGATACGAAGTAAACCCTTAATCTAGAGTTAGGAACACCTACACCATCTCTTCTTCTGATTCTAGAATAATCATAGATTGACTTTCTTTGACCCGTAAGGAAATCAAAGTCTTGGGTTACATTTTTACTACCAAGAACAACATTTGAAGCAATAGCACTGACTCCAGATTTTTGGAAATTGATTACTTCATTGGGTTTAAATGTAGTGAGATTTTCATAGACAAAATTAACAGAAGTATCTGATTTCTTATCAACATAAATTGCTCTTGCTCCACTTATCGATCCAATAATTTCTTCACCAAAAATTAGATCATTTGTGGTGCTCGTCGGACCATCCATACTACCAACGGTCATTGAGGGGGATTCTGGATCCGAATCCGAACCATCACCAGCAAAGATACCATAGATATAAATGACATCTGGTTCATTAAGAGAAATTATTTTATCCTGAACTCTAGTTCCATATGGATAGGTGCCATATGTCAAACCATCATTAAGAGTAGTCAATCCAATACCAGAACCAGAATTGTTTGAATTTCTTATGACAATATTTTTTGCCTGATTCTTAGTCTTAATTTTTGGAGTAATATTACTTTTACTAAGTGTTGTAATTAATTTGAAGTTACCATTATTGGCAATACCACTAAGTGTCAATTGAGTGTTACCAACGGCAAATGTAAATTTATCAGCTGTAAGAACTTCTATCTCTCCAGCATCATTAATTAAACTATATCTTTCTTCATCAAAAGATAAGAATACCTCATCAGTACCAGCATTGATAGTTCCAGTGGATCCGTCAGTAACTGTTACATCAAACTGTTTTCTGATTACTAAATTAGATTCTGTAAGATCTACATTGGAAATTAATTTTCTTGGGAAGATTGAGAATAAAGACTCATTATCTGCCAAGTTATCATTTCTTGAGGTGGGAGTTGTTTGAGACTCAACCACTCTTAAATCTGTGACAGCGATATCACGATCTGGAACACCACCATCAATAAAAGTAGTAACAGTTTCAACACCAACAACATTTAAAGAATTCGTATTTACACTAGTTACTCTTAGAAGAGTTGGTAAAGTTAAATTTGAATCAGAATATTTAAGTAAGTTACCAGTAGTTACAATACCAGGGAAAGAAATTGATGGAGTGGTTATTGTCGAAACACCACTTTCCACATGACCCTTGGTAATAGATGCGATACCGATACTAAAAACATCAGTTGGAATTAAATCAGCCGTGAATGTCCCAGCACTACCAACAACACCATAAACTGACTGAACATCTGAAGTTTCAAAATTTGTAATATTAGTGACGGTTCTATTTGTCGAATCTAAACCGTCAAAAGTCAATCTTTCACCAACTGAGAATTGCCCTTTAACATCATAAACAGTAGCTGCTGTTCCAGTGTTAACATCAAATCTAAGGAAACCAGTGGCTCCACTAGAACTACCTTCAACAAATGTTGGAGTGGTGAGATCAATTTCTTCATTGATCGTTAAATCGGTATATGTTTGGACATCATAAAGTGCCAAATTCCACTCATTGGTATTTTTATTAGTAGCATCATAAGAACCACTCTCTAGAGAAAAGTCATAAACTCTGGCAACACCAATTTCATTACCAGCAAGATCTGTTCTGGCAGATCCAACTCTTTGACTTCTTAAACTTAAGGTATTTGTGTTATCAAATCCAATTGTTGGTGATCCTGAGACGTTATTGACCGTAAATGTTGGTCCAAAACCAAAACTAACAGCTTGATTTTTGAGATTTCTAGTTGTTCTTGCTTTTGGAGTGTCCAAGAACGTTGGAGCTAAAGTTTCAACAGGATATCCCCTAACATATGCCTTTCCAGCTCCAATTTTGTAGACCATAAGGTCTTCAGAAGGTGTTTTTCCACTTGTAGTGGTTTGATTCTGATTATAAACACCTCTGTTTCCGAATCCGTTGTTTAAACTCTCCTTTACAGTCGTTACAAACTCTTTTACATAATAATGACCTGATTCATCAAAGGTTCTCGATGCTAATTCATCTGCGAGGATGTTATAATCCGTTGCAGTGTTAGTTTCTCTTAGAATACCATTACTGACTTCAGCTAATTGGACAAAATTCTGGTCATTGAAGTCAGTTCTGTCTTTTTTGGCTAAAAATGCAGTAATTTCAAGTCTATCAGCTCCAGGAGCAGTGAAATTGGTAAAATTTCTAGCATTATCATTTAGTGATGAGTCAACATCAGAAGAAATCAGACTCTCAGTGACGTTTAAACCAACTCTATAGTTGGGTTTATTATCATATTGATCAAGAATGAGGATTTGATCTTCAACATCGACAAAAAACCCTCTGAGGAAGTAAACACCCGTGCCTAAAGCGAAGGCGGAACCAACAACATTAGAATTTTGAGTTAAAGATCTAGCAAAACCTTCACCAGATGCAATAAATGTCGAAGCGAAAGTGATATTATCAGCAGTTAAAAGAATTTCACTATCTGAAAAAGTTTGAGAAGAATTATTAGATGAACTTGACTCATAATAATCAACATATAACGTAAAAACACCTCTTTCAGACTCTTTGTCAGTAATATATGTAACTACTTTAGCGGTTACCCCAGAAGTTGCACCAGTAATTTTCTTACCAACCAACTGATCAAGGTAAAGATCGACAGGAATACCTAAAAATTCAGAATCAATCTGAATTCCATAGAATTTGGGCAGATAATTTAACTGACCAGGAATAATCTTAGCACCTTCTCTAAAGAAGTGAGTCCCCATCTCTTCAATTTGGTTTTGAAGAATGGATTGGAGGTTATTTAACTCTCTTGCCTGGACTGGATATGCTGGCTTGAAAAGAACTTTATAATAGTTACTCTGCGGATCAAAGTCGTCAAAATAAGGAGCAACGTTGAGGTTAGTTTCCTGTGGCATGATTTCTTATTAGAATTGCAAGATGATCTTTACGTCTTCTTTCTGGGATGAGGACCTTGTGACAGAAGGTCTATTATCAACATAGATGGTATTTCCAGAATATTTGTTCACTTCTGGTTGTGCGACACCAGACGTGAAACTTTGACCCAAGTAATATGTCCTATTATTTATTACCGTGGATATACCTGTAAAAGTAGTTTCAATCCCGAGAGTGACTGAGCCACCTACGATGTTAAAAGAACCATTTGCACCGATGTCAGATGTGAATCTGTTAGCAGTAAATCCATAGACTGGACTTGAATTCAAAGAACCGTCACTGTTAAAACCTGCTGTGGTTCTATCTTGCCACAATTTAAGAACTCCAGTGGTTTGATCATAGGAAACTACTCTACCAACAGCTGTTGATCCTAATCCAACAGTTTGGGTGATGTATGAGTCAGCCGTAAAGGAAGCTGAACTATAACCAACACCAGTGAGTTTTAAAGCAGTGACCGCACTAACTTTATCAAGGTTTAAAATAGTGGAAGAATTATATGCTTGTGGATTTTCAACCAATCCAACTCTTGAGAATTGGTTTCCAACAATAAAATCTGGATTACTGGTGTCATTTTCAAATCTAGCATATGTTAAAACACTAAATGCACCTAGTTCTCTATAAATGTCATAACCATGTCCCCCGTTTGGTGGAATGATAACATTAAAAACTGGTGATGTAGTTCCAGCTGGGAGACCACCAGATTCGATGTCAAGAGTTCCAAAGGTATAACCTGAACCACCAGATGAAACAGTAACAGATTCAACCTTTGAATCGTTATTTACAACTACAGTAGCTTCTGCTCCAGTACCATCACCAACAATTGGTACTCTTGTATAAGTTACATTAGCTGTTCCAAGTCCAACACCACGATTTCTGATAGTTACAATCTTAAGTTGACCACTTGTGGAAGCATTTTGTCTTACAGCAACATTATCACCAGTAGTATCATACCAATCTGATGGCACTGGGATGTATTCTGTAGAGTCAAATTTAATTGCTTGACTTGGTTTGATTGTATAGAGGTATTTCCAGATATATCCGTCACCACTCGAACCAGCAGATCTTGGTTCTAAGTCTGTGAATGTAGGTTCATCAAGAGATGGCCCACCTTGAAAATTATTCTCAGGATTTGCATTATTAAAAAGACAAATATAAACTCTAAAGTCAGAGTTCATCACATAGTAGTTTGCATCATAAATGTCAGAAACTCCAGATGGTAAAGATTGTTTATCTATACTGATATCATTTCTCCACATGTCATAGGTAGTACCTGATGACCAATTATTCTTTCTAACTACTTGACTAACATCAGAAGAACCAATTTTCTTCATTGCCAACATCGTATCGTAATAGTCATTAGACTCATTGAGACTGTCTCTTGGTGAAGGTGGATTGGTATCCCAGTCACTTTGATAATTGGTCGCGTTTGGGAGTCCAATAAATGCATAATAAGAATTTGTGGAGGATTGGACACCCGCCACAAAGTTCTTAGCATTTAAAATACGAAGTTGATCAGTGATTATCGCTGCCATTTTATTTGGACTTTTTTGTTATTTATTGCAGTTTTAGGGTATTATATTTGTATGTAATTAACAAACTTCAGAGGATTGGTTCTCTGAACAATACCAGAGGTTGAGATTCCAGTATATCCCATACCAAGATATGATTGGAACTCTCTAGCATCAGTTCTAGTTTCAAACATAATCTTACCCCAACTAAAATTACCAGTTGTTGTCGAACCGAAACTTACGGTCCCGAGATCACTTACATTGGTTTCAATTCTTCTCACATATGTTGAACCGAAACTTACGGTTGATGCACTTACTACTTGATATACCGCATCTGAGAAAGTTGATGCGACTGATAGTGTGTTACCAGAGCTGTCTTGAGTTGTCAGTGCGACTCCAACATCAATATTAGTGTTGTAGATGGTTAAGAAGTCTCCAGCATCAAGACTACTGATTGTGACTGCAGAACCAACATAACCTGCTTCTCTCAAGAATGAACCCTCAGGAATCAATAAATCAAATATCATCTTATTTTGTGAACCAGACTTAGATGTCGTAAATCCAATAATGGTTCCATAATCACCACTATAAGAAGAAACATTAATCGTCTCCTTACTGACTTTTGGTTCTTCAAAGATAACAACTGGTGGTTGATCATAGTAACCACCACCATTAGTGATGGTAACAGAAGTTACTACACCAGATGTAATTGAAGCTGTAGCTGTTGCGATAGTCGTAACTCCAAGTGTGGAACCAATCGTGACAGAAGGTGCTATAGTATATCCAAGACCAGCGTTAGTAATTGAAATACTGGAGATAGTTCCAGCGATCGATACAATAGCTGTGCCAGAAGCTCCAACAATGTTATCTTGTGATGTAATTGTGATAGAATCTTGGAAGTCTCTAACTTGAGATTCATTATTTGAATCAAAGAGAGGTCTTAGACTATCAACATAAACTTCTGTGGAACCAAGACCAACAGGTTGAATCAAATAAGAAGTTGGATAGATTTGAGGTTCATAGCTAATTCTATCCTTACCAACAACCTTTCCATTAATAATTTTGTCAACTTTTTGTTTACACCAAGTTACTGGTCTTAAGACACTTCTATCACTTGTGACTCCAGGTCCAGGATAAACATTAGTTTTAACAGAATCAAGAGTATTGATTCCAGTTACAGTTCTAACATCTTGATTGAAGATTGTACCTTGGCCGGGGGGAAGGTTATCAATGTCAAGAGTGTCACCAACCTTTACTGTCTCAATAACATTGGTAAAGACGACATCAACATCTCCACTACCCTTATAGAAAATAACTTTAGAAGTATCACCGATCTTTGGGGGTTCGGAGAATTCAACGGTACTACCACCAGTGAATACATAACCTTTACCAGGTTCTTGGAGGACATCATTAATGAAAATGAGAAGTGTTTGATCAACTTCAACTTTTGAGCCAACAGCTGCTTGAATAGAAATAGCTTCACTGTTCAAATTCAGTCTAAAGTCCTTTGTAGATCCATCAAATAAATCATCAAACTTATCAAGAACTTGCAATTGACCGACAGACCAACCATTGAAATCATCAGTAAAGATTTTATCAACAGTGATTTGGAATTCTTCAAAGGTTACTGAAGTATCAGTTGGTATTCCAGTCGTTCCCCCAATGGGAACAGTTAATATCTCACCTTCACCATAAGCATATCCACTATATCTAAATTCAAAGTCAATAACACTAGATCCTTGACCAACAACGATATTAACTGTTGCGCTCTTTCCAGCTCCAATAACACTAGAAGAACTATATTGAACAGGAATATTAAAGTATGGAAGTGGATCATCAAACACCACTTCTGGTAGATTAGTTCCAGTGTAACCAGTTCCTGGATTAGTAATAGCAACACTAACTATGTTACCACCACTGATTGCTGCGGTTCCAATGAAGTGGAGACTTGGTTCCCCATCAGTCTGAACACCAACATTCACAACTGTTTGAATACCAGCTCTATATCCAGAACCGCTGTTAGCGATACTCACAGCAGTGATTGTACCAGCCGCAGAAACTGTAACTGTTCCTCCAGCGGATACCAGTGGTTGATATCCAAATCCACTAACTGATCCAGCTGAAACAATTAAACCACCAAGTGGAATATCGCTATCGTTTGGATCATGTCCATTACTGACTCCAACACCAGTAAATCTTACCGTTGATACACCAGCAAATTCTTGAATGTTGTAAGTTCCATCTCCAGCCACAGCTCCTTGAGGACCTTGGAAAACATTATTGATAAGAATAATACCATTGTCTGTTGAATAACCAACAGTATCACTACCTTCATATTTTAGAGTGAAAGTAGTATTGATTCCATTAAATTCATGTGATACATAATCAAAAACAATATTGTTTGAATATGTTTCATTTGGAGAATTTACAGGAGATCTTCTCATGAAGGTTCTACCCTGGAAACTAGAACTGGTGGCAATACCAGTCCAATCTCTAGAATCGGGATCTGAAGTTGCTGTCGTGCTTAGTGGTGTGTTACCATATGGTGCAGAGGCAAAGTTAATGTCATTACCAACAATATTGTAATTACCAGAAATTTTAGTAATCAGAGAACCACTAGAATGATCTTCACGAGTTGAACCAAGTTGAGCTCTTCTACAACCAAATCTTGTTGAACCAGCAATACCAACATCGGTGAGAATAATATATTCATCACCAATTTTAATGATATCTTGAGATGCAAATGATGTTATACCAGTAACATCAAAGACCGTCTCAAAAACTATGTCTTGATCTAAGTTTGTTGTAACTGCAGTTCCGGTAACAGGAGCTTGAATCCTGTTATCAACAGCCACCAGTGTTTTCGCGTTTTGATTAGTGGCGGTAATTACATGAGAATTACCAATACCAACTGAATTAATTAAAAGTGGTTCTGCGATTAATTTATTAGCCTTTTCTGCCGTATCAGCAAACTTCAATCTGGCATCATCAATCTTAATAACAAAAAGTTCATTGGGAAGTTTATCTGTGGTTCCAATACCAGAAATTGTTGTTGTTTCAATACCAACAGCCATTGTTGTTCCAGTTCCCGCATGTGTGTAGAGAACTTTTTCACCAGTTACAAAGAAATGATTTGGAATTGAAATAGTTCCATTAGTGGTATTGACTATATCAGAATCACTTCCATCAAAATCTCTCTGGAAAATATTGATTCCATCATGCTTAAGACCAAATTGTGTAAGGAGAGATTGTTTTGTTCCAGTATAACCACCACTCTTGGACGAAATAACAACATTGTTATGGTCAATTTCAGCAGTATCCGTATTGCTATCGAAGATCTTCAAATCAATACCAAAAGTTCTAACTTCTATGTCAGCACTTGCAATTGGAGTGTAAGTTAATGTAACATTTGAACTGGTATCAACTCCAACTGAACCAAGAGTAGTAGGACCAGTTATAACATTTGCATAGTCAGTAATGGTTTCATTTGTTGATGAATTACAAATAACACATTCAAAAATCTCATAATTATTATTTGTTGTGTCAGTGACAACAACTACGTTATATGATGCACTGAATGGATCAACATATGTTGAAATAGCAACAGCACTTGGTGAACCAGATGATGCAATTTCAGTATAAGTTGATTTCAATTGAGAAACACTCATACTAGTGTTTCCAGCAGTTGATCCAATACCAGAGAATACAGACAATGAAGTTTGAGCTTCATGTGTAGTGGGACTATCTGGAATAAAGTTGATCTTTACAAGACCACTATCAATGAAGGAACGATAAGTTCCAAGAGAACCACTAGAATATGATGTTGGGCTACTATGGACATCACCATATTCTACATTATATACATCTGTACCATCATGAATGACATTCATTTCAACAGCATGATATTCACCAGAAGTGATACCAGAAACAGACTTAACCATGGTTAAGATCTTGGCTGCTCTGTTTGATGTTGGGAAAGAAGCAATTGTTGTCTCAGCTCCAGCAATTGTTGTTTGACTACTAGTGATATCAACAATATCTCCAATAGTTGTGGATCCAATACCAGACACACCATCAAGAAGACTGATAGCCACACTTGATACATCATATGAGTTGAATTCAAACTTAACTGGATTAAATGTTAAATTCCATCCATCACCACCAATCAAAAAGTCATAGAATCCAAGTGATGGATATGTATGTAAAGTAGCATATTCATTTACATATCCAGATATACCATCTTGAAGAACATTTACAATACTGAATTGTCTTTCATCAGTATAAACGTTATCTCTTGTGAAAGTAAGTACCTTATTAAAAGTAAAGTTTGTCTCATAAGAAGATATAGTTGTAAAACGTTCAGCTCTTTCATTACTATTGAAGTATCCACTAATGTCATCAATTGAAATAACTCTATTACCAATTGATTGGAAATAATCAGTAAGAAGTTGATTCTCAAAGAAAATCTCATCAGAGACTAGTTCACCATTGACAAACTGAGTTCCTTCAGAAACAAAGTCAAAATCATATACACAATTTAAATCACCCTCTCCAATAATATCGACAATAATTTCAACATTAGAGTCAACTGGTCTGACAATGGCGTCACCCCCACCTGTCTCTTTGCTTTCTAATTGATAATCGGCAAACTTAGCAAAACCAGAGGTATGGTTAAGATCACTTACTGGACCATTCCAATCTTGATATGGAATTTTACTAGAGAGTGAATATGAAAACTTTTGATAATATTCGTTATTAGGAATTACTTGAAGGTTATTATTCAAGAATCCTATATCATTCTGCCAACCACGAATAACAGTAGCACCAACACCAGTTGTAATTTCAGCGTTAAAATCAAACTTAGTAACGACTATCGCTTGAGTGTTGGAACTTTCACCTTTGATAACTGATCCTACCGAGAACTCCTTAGGTGATTTGACTCTAAGTTGCTCAAATTCACTTCTCCAATCTTCAACAACACCAGTCAATTCATTGAATTCACCACTAGTAACTGTTTCTCCAACAAAAAAGTCATTGGTTTTTAAGGAGATGTCAAAGATTGGGAAATGAATTTCAGGAATAGCCCTACCTGCAGTTCCTGCTTGAACTGTTCCTGGAACTTCACCACTCTCAAGTACATTAAACAAACTATACTCAATATATGCTCCACTACCACCAAGTTGTGGGAAGACTGTAGTTACAGGGAAAAGAGTATAATCGTGATCTACAGAATTATAACCAACTCCAGAAGAACCAGTTCCAATGTTGACATTTTCAACTAAGATTTTTTCACCAACAACAAATGGAAACTCTCTAGCTGTACTAAAAGATTGATCCAAATAAAGTCTTACAATTTTAGTAGAATTATCAAATGAGATTGTAGAAATACCAACACCATTGGTGTTTTGAGTTGGAATGATTGTGGGTTTGATCTCATACATTCCAGTAGTATTATTCAAGATTGTTACTTCAGTATCACCAAGATCATAATGAAGATCAACTTCAGGAAGAACTTTATTTGTATATCCATCAATAACGACAAGTTTTGGCGATGTTAGATAATTTCTTCCAAAAGAACTAATTCCAATTGACTCAAAAGAATTGAGTGATTTTACCTCCAGAATTTCTGGAAGATTAGCTACAGGTCTTAAAGTTTCATCAGTTGGATAATCAAATCCAATATTCTCAGAATTAAACTTATGTCCAACAATATTACCAATATTAGTACTCTTTGAATCGAGAATTGCATTAGTGCCAATACCACTAATAACATTAGTGATTTTTGGTATTCTAGAATAATTGACACCAGGATAGATTAAATTAATTTTACCAATTCCACCGTATGCCACAGTTGAATCGGTAATATAAGAAGAAGCAGAATTAGATTTTGTATAAAGTGTCGTCTCTGGATCCTTCAACAATTGATAAGAGAATGTAGTAGAACCGACTCCACTAACTCTATGTTCTCCATCAAATTTACTCAATTCAACATTAATTTGATTAAATGGTGATGAAGAGTCTTCATCAATAACTATACCAGTCTTTGATACAAAGTTAAAATCTTTATTGATTGGATCGAACTTATAATAAAGTTTAGAAGAAACATAATCACTCAATTCAATCGTAAGGTTTGCAGTTGAAGTTATGCCGACTGTCCCAGAAGTTGTAACCTCGAAAGAATTATCTTCTTTCTTTCCAGTAGTTACAAATTCTTTATTGAATTTTTGATCAAGATAAATTCTCATCTTGAATGCTGGATAACTTACACCATTAGAAAGGAAAGAGAGTGATGAATCACTTAAATCAAATTTGAGTCTGTTATTCTTTCTAGATGTTACGAGAGGATTAATCTTTGAAAATGTACCACCGTCTCCTCCAGAAGTGAGATTGACAAAACTTGGTTCTTCTCTAGTAACTTCAAATTTTTCAGCAACTAACTTAATAGTGTTTTTATCAAATGGAACAATATAATACATCTTGTTATCAACCAGACCACCAGTTGAATCATCAGAAGTATGAATAATCTTATCACCAAGAGTAAAGTCGTGATTTGATACTGTAATTGAATTTGATGTGGTGTTAACGTTGTCAGAAGTAAATCCTACTGGGTCGAATACAATTCTTCTATTATAATCATTATATCTTACATCAACGACCTGTTCAGTATTTGGTTTGACTGTCATTCTGACATTGTTATCAACCAAAAGACCATGTGTTGAAGCCGTAGATACAGTTACGACACTGGTGTTAGCACTTCCCCTAAGAACATTACTTCTGGATGTTTTAAAGCTATGATAGTCACCACTTCCTACACTATTGAAATAAAACAAACCACTAGTGGTTGCAATCCCAACATATTCACTTGTAAGAGTTGAAAGACCGACTTTATGAGATGAAATACCAATTAGATCTTTACTGATTGGAGTCGCATATAAAGTGTCATAATCAGTCAGATCTGCATAAGCATCCCTTGTAAAACCGTTCCAAACTTGAAGAGACGTTCCACTATTGGTGAAGTAGTCAACTCTTTCATTAGATTTCAGTCCATGATTTCTGTAGTAAATTGCCTGTGTTGGAATAAAGACCGAAGATGCACCAACACCTGGATTTCTAAATGTTACTACAGTTCCAACACCATTACCTGATGTTGTACCAACACCAACAGATTCTGAAGGATCAAAGTAAAACTCTTCATTAATGTTGAAATATTTCTCAGTGGTAATTGATCCTACATTAATTGTGAATTTTCTAGAATCTTCACGAAGAAGAGTTCTATTTGAATGAGCCGTTCCAACCGTACCATCTATTGCTCTGAGAACACGAATTCTCTCTGTTTCACTATCAACATTCAGAACTTTTACTTTTTCAGTTCCAATTCCAAGAATGTCATTTGGTCTTATGAATGGATATTCAAGAGCACCAGAGACATAGAAGTAAGTTGTAATACCAGTACTTCCAGTTGTACCAATGCCTAAAGTTACTACAAAAGTATCACTTCTAATACCAACTTGATAATTACCATCAAAATTCTTATAGTATGAAGAAAGATTATTGATATTAACAATATCTCTATCTTTAAGACCGTGAGGTTGAGTGGCAAATCCAATGAATTGATTATTGATTGTTGACTTAGCAAATTCAATATTTGTAATCTCAGTTGAAGAGACAGTTATCGTATCAATTTTTTTACCTTCAAGATGAGAAACTTTAGCTTGAGCACTATTTTCTATTCCATCTTGTTCACGTTCAAATACTAAAGTATCATTAACTTGATAATCGCGACCACCAGTAAATATTCCAACCTCACTTAGAGAACCAAGAGAAGCTCCTGTGATATTAATCGTCTGTTCCTTGATTTTATTTGAATCAAAGATGTAGTCATATCCACTGAATTTATCATTGGTGTTATAAGTTGATGTATTTCTAAACCATCCATCAGACTGAATATCATAATCTACTTGATTAGATGTCTTCTTATAATTAAATTCATTTCTTCTCGCGTAAAAGGAGTTTCCAATGACATACGGGAACTGTGGTCTCTTGTAGCTTTTAAAGGGTCCAGAACCGTCTGTAATGGTGTTTACAGTAGTAAAATAAGCATATACACCATTAGGGTAATCTGGGGTTACACAGAACCTTCCATTATGAATATCCAAATCACCAACATTGGTGAAACTATAATCCTGAACAAAGAAACCCTCAGGGAACGATGAAATCGGTGGTCTATTTGTACTATCCACAGATAATTCATATCCAGACTTCAACTGTTTGATGGTTCCACCATCTGGATTTGTATAACCATATGGACCATATATTGGAGAGCCATCATAAGCCCATCCAAGAATTGGAGAGTGTGATGTGTTGTCACTTTCTAATCCATTAATTCTTTCTAAATCTGGTATTCCATAGAATTTTTCACCACCACTAAGAAGAACATAAGTGTTTTCTCTCAGATTTCTAGGAGTATAAAGATGACTATACTGGAGGCTATCTCCACTAATATTTTCTTCTATAAATCCATCATCATTACTGATCTTGTCAAAGTTCCTACTGAACAGGTTTACATTCCACTCATTGATGTCAAATTCTACTGTAGCATTACTGCCAGGATTTTCAACGGTAATTTGAGTTTGACCTGTAACATATTCTATACCAGAGTTAAGTATTTTGACCTCTGTTAATTTCCCATCATTTATAGATGGAGTTAATTTGGCAAATCTACCAGGACCAGTAATAACTAAATTTGGTGGAGAAATATAATCGTTACCGGGTTTATTGATGATTATGTCAACTATCTTACCGTTGTTAATAACAGGTTCAACTTGGGCTGAATTGCCACCTTCAAAAAGAAAATCAGGTTGTCTGTTAAAGTTGAGAATCTCAGATGATCCATATCCAATACCTTCATTTGTCAAATCAATAGAGTCAATACTTCCTCTGAATACTGGTTGAACTTGACACTGGAAACTCTGACCAGAGCGACTGTCAATACCAGTAACACCATCAACAGTAACTGTAATGGGTTTGTAGTTGAAAGTTCCCTCACCAACACTCTTAATATCAACAACGATATCTCTGTTGAAGAAATATTTTGGATCAGTATTACCAACACCAACCTCACTTAGTGAGAACTTGTCATCACTATTTTTTCTTACATAATAATCCTTTGAATCTACAATACCAGATACTGCACTTGATCCAGCTGTATATCTAATGATTTCTCCAGTTTTATAACCATGTTTTTTGATTTCAAAACTATTTGTAGCAGTCGAAATACCAGTTGATACAATTTTTCTTTCTTTGTTCTTGTAACCAGAACCATGGTCAGTGATAACAATACTACTTACAACACTCTTCTTCTCAGCAGTCTTGATACTTTGTACACCAAGTCCATACTCAGTAAGGTCCACAGTATTAATACCAGATCTAGAATCAGTCGTATTGTTGTGAAGTGTGATATTAAAGTTATCAACAACATTTACAAAATAAGAAGAGTTTGTGGATAATCCACTGATTCCTCTTAATCCATTTGAATTATAAATTACTCTCTCGTCTTGCTTAAACCTGTGGAATGAAGTAAATCCAATTTGATTAGTTGAAAGATTGATATTACCATTAACTTCTGTATTGATCTCAACTTCGTAGATAATATTGGTGAGATTAACTACAGCTTGAGCATCCCTATCAGGATTGCCACCACTTATGTTGACAATTGGTGTATTTTGGAAATCAAAACCACTATCAATAAGATCTATTCTATCAAGATTTCCTTCGACTGCAACTACACCAGTTGCACCTGTACCAACAGTATCACGAATAACAAACCTTGGAGGATTAACTACATCATATCCAAAACCACCACCAGTTACAGTTAATCCTTTAATTGGTCCAAAGAAAATAGAATCGTTTGATTTATAGTTAAGAAGTTCAACACCATTGATGAACATTCCATTAAAACCAGGAAGAGTTGTAAACTCCCCAGTTCCTTCATCAACTATCTTTGTAAACTTTCTAAAAATACCCTGTGGTTCAAGGGGTTTTTGGAAGAAATCAAAGTAGCAAAATTCATTATCAGTTACAGTTCCAGAGAAAGTTACATATTTGTCCTGGAATAAATTAGATCTACTTCTTGATAATTTTATTGCAGTATCACTATGTTTTCTCACATAGTAAACAGTTTCATCCAAACCTTCAAATTGATTTATTGTAACAGTCGTGCCAGTAGATCCATCTGGGTCAGTTACAGTATTTACAACTCTCCCATGAGAATAGTAAACAGTATCACCAGTATAGAAACCGTGATCAGTTTCAAAATCAATGATATCTGTACCTTCAGAAGAAGCTGAACCAGAAAATTTTATTTTTTTACCATATGGTTCAAGTGATGTATTTTTATAAACTGGAAGTGAATTTGATGCAACGACAACTTCTCCACCAAAGTTAGAGTATGTGTCTTGTACATTTGCAATGTATTTCTCAAGAAAATTATACTCTGCAGATGTTGTTTTGAGGATTTGATTCTCAACTTTCCAGATATTATCAACGTTTAGTTCATCATCAGCTTTAACAACAAAACTATTTTTAGAAGTAATTCTTGTAACTTCACTATCGATATTATTACCAAAATTATCAGATAAAATAACTTTATATCCAGGACTTAAATGATGATTATCATATGTATTAATTGAATACTTATTCTCAAGTTCATCAGTTACTGCAACTGATAAAACATCATAACGAGATTTAGTATTGTTTAACCACTCTGACGAATTAACTGATGTATCTTCAATACCAAAAGATTGAATGTTAACAGTGTCATTTTTTTCATAATTGAAATTATTATTTTCTGGTTTTAATTCTTTCAGGGTTGAAGTAATTTTTACCCTTATTTCTTCATCAGTACCAATTCCAACATATGCATGAGCATATTCATTGAGTCTTACATCCGTCGTTTTACTCAGTGTATTTGCAACAGGATCAACATTTAAAAATTGATTTACACTCTTCCCAGTATATGCAATCGATAATACATTATTGTCAACATCAAGAATTTCAAGTTTTCCAGTTTCAGGAAAACTCAATGTTGAATCAACATCGATGATTGTTGCACCAGCAGCAACCTGTGTTAAAATCTTTGTTTTGGGATTTGGTATAAACTTACCATACAATGAACCATCAGTGTTAATATCTTTATCATATCCAAGATCAATACTAAGTTGGTAATAGTCTCCACCACCATATTGAACTTGAGCAGCACGAGTTACTGTTCCACGAGCACCAGAGGAATCTTGGAAAAGTGTAAGACTTTGAAGATCTAATGGATCACCAATATCTTTCTTTACAACGATGTCCTGAGTTACACTATATGTTGCATCAGAAGGTCTGAATAAAAACTGACTTGGACGAATAATGTCAACAGTTTCACCAAATAAAGCTTTAAAAAGTATCTTATATGATAAGTCAGTTCCTTTTGTCTTGTAAAAACTATCACTATTGATGATAAAGTTTTTTTGATTTGTCTTTAAATTTCTATTATCGAATCCTGGACTAATTTGAGACTTTAATTTTTTAAAAAACTCTTGTAGGAACAGAACATTTAAATTTTCAATTACATCACCATCAGAGTGTTCTTCAGGTATAGTAGATTTTTCAAATTTTAATCTATCTGGAACATTAGATGTATATGCACTAATTCCACTAAATCCTCTATGACAATTTTGGAATGTGGTATTAGTTTTTGTCTCATACATTATAATCTCATCACCAATTTTGATGAGACCATTTTTATCTACAAAACCATTAGTATTACCTTCTACAACGATATCTGTATCTACAGAATCAATATCATCTCTAAGTTCTGCATTAGATACTAAGTTAGTAAGATTATCTACATTTACATACTTGTCAATATTCTGCAACAGATCAAACGTGGCACCTTGAGTTTCTTGAGAAACATAGTACTGTTCCAGGAAGTCTGAAAGAAGAGGAAAGTCTTCTCTTATAAAAGATGGAAGTTGACTCGCAACTGTATCTTGAAATTTGACTCTATCTATTGTCATTATTTTACAATCTTAGTAGGATGAACCTGATGAACCAGAACTTGTAGTCGTAGATGTAGTTGTAGTTGTAGATGTAGTTGTAGAAACACTGGATGTAGTCAATCTAGAAACAGTTTGATTGGTTGTAGTTGTTCCTGTTGATGAGTACCCCCCATGACCACCTTTACCACGAACCAAGCTTCCATTTGAAAAACTTGAAGATACAGTATAAGTTCCACCTGATGTGTCACTTCCTGAAGATATCGAATCAGGAATGGGAGTTACATTTACTTTGGAGGTGTCCAGTTGTAAGTAGAGGTCTTGAAGACCGATTACATCGTTTGAATGAGGACAAGCTGAAATTTCAATGAGAGGAGTACCACGAACAACTTCTGTTGACAACACGTTAATTGGATTCAAACTAATAAGTCCTTTCTTATAATCAATAGTTCCAATATTTCTCTTCACAATAACTGGTTCAGTTGGTGAAGATAATCTAAACAAGAAAATTGTTCCTGTTCTCAAATCTGTATTCGGTGAATCACCCATGTAAACAGTTCCACTGATGCCACTTACAGTAAAACCAGAAGTTTTAATATTAAAACCAATTTGATTCTTAATATGAATTTCGTTTCCAAATCCAATATTATATTCTACAAACTGATTTTGAAGAGGTGATAAATCTCTTCTCATATGAATTATAGTAATATTTGAAGTAATGAATTCATCACTATCATCAATCACTTTAATGAATTTACTATACTTAAATCTAGCCCCAAACTTATTTAACTGAGTAGAATTAGCGTAGTTTATGATATTATTAGTCACCGAAGTTGTTACTTGTGATGACCCTGGTGTTAAATTAGAATTGTAATAGACATTAGTGTCAACTTCAATATACAGATACTTCAGATCAATGATTTCTGATACAATACCAGCTACAGAATATTTTCTAAGCTCAAGTTGAATGTTTCTCTTTACTTCTTCAGATACGAATACTCCGTTATAAGGTTTGATGCTGATAAAGACCTTTCCATATTGTGGTGGGTCGGATTCTTCTCCACCATATGCTGATACAGATTCGGCTTCTGGATAAATTCTTGGAATGAGTGATTCAAAGTCAGTCGATGTCACAGCTCTATTTTGAGATGCATAGATGTTGGGTGCATATTTCTTAATTGATTCAACAGTTTCAATTTCCCTTCCACCACTTGAAGTTTGATTGACTGTTACACCAGAGATTCCAGAAGTAACAGAGACACTATTCTGATCTTGAAGTGATCCAATATATGTAAAATTGGAAAGACCATTTGCTACTGATCCACTACAAGACAAATAAGTAACTTCAATTTGATTTGGTTCCTCTATTCCTTTACCAAAGACATCATCACCGAACAATATTTCATATGTCTCTCCTTCTGATTCTCTCAAAAAATAAAGAGGTGTATTTTCGTTAACACCAATTAAATTGTCATATCGTGTATATTTTCTTGTAACACTAGATGTAGAAGAATTTCTTACAATTACTCTAATATTGTCAGTATCAATACCAGTATTTGGTAAAATATATTTTTGATTTGGAAGACTTGAATTTACAACAAATACTGAATTTAGATATGAACCTTCATATACATCAATATTTTCAAATGTAGCTGTACCAGTTGAATCTACGGGGACAGTAATGTCCTCCATGATACAGTAAGTAAACGATTGTTTATTGAAGTTTGAAGCACTCAATGCAACAGGACCAGCTTTGAGTGTCATTATTGAAGCATTGGAAGATGATGCATCAACTGAAAAACTAATATTAGCTCTACTTGATTTCCTTGACCTAGGAAGATATCCAATATTTCTCGCAATTGATACAACATTCTCTCTCAGTGTCGCACTATCAAGAAACACTTCATTTGACACCATGTTGGCATTGTATGAAGAGATGTATGTGTTGTATGCTAACGTGTCTATGATAGTCGATAAGTTTGATCCCTCAAAGTCATAATCTGTGAAATTAGAATTAGATCTGAGGTAATCTTTGATGGATTGTTTAATCTCATCAAAATCGACATTGCTGAAATTTACTAAAGGCATCTTACCTAGTGGGTTCTAATGCGAACTGGAGTTGTTGTGTATCTGATTCAATGCCAACAATATTATATGTAATTGTTACGTTGAACTCATGAGCGTCAAAATCTGGTACTACATTAACAGAATCAAGTTTAACTCTTGGTTCAAAGTTATCAATTGTATTTTTAATTTGAGTTTGAATTGCAAAAGCAGTTTGTAAATCGAAATTTTCAAATAGTAATCTATAAACTTCAGATCCTAATGCTGGATTAAATGGTCTCTCACCAGGAATTGTCAACACAAGATTACGAATAGATCTTGCAATCGCATTCTCATTATGAAGTGCTATTAAATCATAGTTCAGAGGATTAATCTGAAATGATGCACTCACATCTTTGAAAGCTTTACTGATCCTCTCTGCTGGCACTTTTTTAGATACTCTAAATCAGCTTTATTTAGGTGTGTTCTGACAGAGTTTGTTGTCCACACTTACATACATGATCTGGATAACTACAGTCTTCTTCAGACTCAAACAGACCATCCTCATTTACAATTCTCTTGTTCTTTGGAACTTGTTTATCGTTATTGATTTCTCTAAGCAGATTGTCTTCCATTGTACTTAAAATATAATTACTATCTATGGATCAGCATAACGTCCATCTTGTGAATGGTACATATCAATTGTGTCTTCCCCCTGACGTTCTTTAGCGGTCTTCCAAAAGTATTCGTCCTCTCGTCCCATACCAAGACGTTCAAAACCATTCTCAACAGAGTAATATTCAGTTGATACCTTGAAGTCTGGCATCTTTGGATCCTCAGGTGTCAAACTGTTATCATAGATACGCATTCTATTGTTTGGATACAGTGCAAACTGTCCATTCTCTAATTCAATCAGATTATGTGACTTATGTTCTGCTGGATTCTCTGATGTTGCATAATCAATAGCATCGGGATCTTGATGGTAATTATCTAAAGTACAGATATATGTTCCCTTCATGATACCATGATCTCTTGTGTAGAGTTCATAATCCATACTCCCAATAAACTGTTTCTGAACAGTTACCACACCATAGTCCATACAATTCCAGAACTGTAGGTTTGGTAGGTTCATATCAGGTGTTGGTGTCTCTGGTTCTGATACAAAGGCACTGATCGGGAGTTTATCATACATTGCTGCATATTCAGGGAGATATGTCTCAAAGTAAAATGCACGTCCTGGAATGGACTTACATGACACCCAGACACCCTTTACGAACTCCCCATGACCAAATTGATGGTCGGTCAAATATTCCTTTCTAACCCAGACTTCTGTTGAAGGTAGATTAGCAATGAGACATGCCATACATGAATCCTCAGTTAATATATCTATGCATTAAAAAAGACCCCGAAGGATCTGATTTATATTATCGTCCTTGACCACGATATTTTTTCTTCTTGTGATTGGAACTGGTGGCGGCATACTTGGTATGTTGACCTGATCCTTGTCGGGTTTTTTTCGGAGTCGTTTCAATGAAACTATTCCCCATAAGACTCTTTTTGACCTTTGACATAATCTCTTATCTCCTCAAATAACACGGGTTTTTTCATGACCCACACGAATACGAGGATCACACCAAATCTCATAACCAGCTTCGATAGCATCCAGACAGAACGAAACGTCCTCTCCACACATATCTTGAACAGCTCCTGATTCAAACACCTGCATCTTCGGTGCAAACCATGGATACTTCATCTCCTTATTCTCAAACACACCCTTACGAATCATCACCCATCCGAAACCTGTGTAATCTACAGTGAAAGGTTTCTTACGTTTCTGAATACCATCAACCATCTCATGATTCATCACACCACCATTGTTACGGAAATCATCTTCTTCCAACCAATGTGCAACTGAGGTGGTTTTTCCATCTTCTGTAGAATACCAACCAGCAGCGATTGGATGATCCGCTCCTTCAATCTCATTACCTTCTTCATCAATTGCATCAGCAGGTAATGCTACATCACACAATTGCCAAAACTTAGCCGTGTCAAATACAATGTCACTGTCAATCCATAACTGATAGTCATAGTTCAACTTACCATCCCAAGGAATCTGATCAGGACCACGAAGGACATTTGCACCCAAACACTTACAACGTGCAAAGTTAACCATCGATGAGTAGTCTTGACTGATCTGAATACTCATTCCGTTCTGTACCATATCAAAGCACAATTGAACGAAGTTCTTCAAGAATGTATATGATACTCCACGTCCTGGTAGACAAAACACAATTGTCTTACCACGCATCCGAGCCTTAATGGCATCATAGTCCCATTCAGGTTGATTTGTCTTCTTTGTTCCACTCTTGGGCTTTGATGCCTTTACTGTAAATCCTTTAGCCATAAGTTTGTATAACTCAATTCAATTATAGTCTGTGTTATGTAGTCTGTCAATCTCGGTAACCCCTATCGGGTTTACCTCACTTAGTATGAAGCTTCTTCAAAATTCATGGTCGGGTTACTCACCATTTCATATGAGAGATCATCTTCACTATAATCAGTCTTCATTAATCCTACCATTGCTTTTAATGTTGTCCATGTTTCATTGAAACCTTCTTCACTGATACACGAAACAACACACTTATCACGAAGGTATATGTGGTAAAAATTATCTGGGGAAAAATTTTTCATGAACTCCTTTTGGGGGGTCGTTTTATATATGGATCGTCGGGCATAGATTTTAGTTTTTACCCTGGGAAAATTTTTTATTTCGATATGAAACACTCGCGGGAATATACTTTTGTAGGTTAGGGACTTACCCTTTTTTATAACGGGGGGGGGGCTACGCGGACCCGACGGCATCATAAACCGACGAAAATAACGTGTCGATTCACAATATATCATACCACACATTTTCACTGTTGTCAACACATAAGACCGCAATAAAAAACGGAAGGGACACCACTCCCCTCCGTCAGTTTGTAACACACACCGAGCAGTTTAACGACCGTAAAGATACTCAGGTCGGTATGAGTTAGTGTGTGATACCTATGAATACTTTGAGAGGGGTTGTAGACCCTTACAGACCCCTTAGAGAGTGTTATTTACTGCGGGACAGTAAGGAACGCTTAGGTGCTTTCTTTGTAAGGAGTTTAGTTACTTTAGGGGTCACACCAGTTTCTTTCAGATTGTCGATGATATTCACAAGGTTAGTGTAACTGTTCATGGTGTGTTGTGTCTTACATCTATGAGGCACTTTCAAGGTGAGTTACAATAACTCTTATGGAGATTGTATCATAAACTCTCAGAATGTGTCAAATGTTCAGTGTTCCTTATGTGTGGGGATTGGGAGGTTGACATGTACTCGAAGACCTGATAGACTGCGGGCTTAGATAACAATAAGATCAGACATTTACAAGGGGGTTTCTAACACCTTTCTCCACAGGTAAGTATCACATAACACTACACTTTTCCCCAATTAGTAACACTTTATCCACAGGGTTGTGGAAAACAATAAAACACACATATATGTTTTTTAATACATTTTTTTAATAAAAAACATGTTATTTATGTGTGTTTTTTAAGGTTCAATTCCATCCCGTTGATTCATCTGGTTCAGGTAAATCATCCTCATCAGTATCACCTAGGAGATCAGGGTAACTCTCACTCACCTCGTAAATCAGTTCATCTACAGTATAATCATCCAGATTTTTGTCGATGGTATCATATACAAATCTTTCAATATCTTTGTAGTCCATACTATCAATGACTCGTAGAATGTACTTCTCTTGGAGTACATCACGATCGATAATGTTGTCAGTAGTTTGTGTCATGATTCAGAAGGAAAGTTTGATTTGACGTTGTTGGTTTGGTTCAATAAAGTCACTCATTGATTGTAACGTATCAGAGGTGAATTGTCTTGCTTGATTATTATTCCACAAGAGTGCTCCGATGATAACCAAGAGAATAAACTTCATGTGAATAATGATAAGATTGGATTTAGAACGAGGTTTAGATAAGGTCCGAATCATATCAAGCGAAGAGATAACCTGAAACGAAATCTTCGGTTTTGAAGACATTTTTTCCATTGATCTTACCGACGAACTTTCTCACATACCAGAGGAAATCTTTCTGAAAGACTCCTTCTCCACTGATACAAAATTCTTGACAAAGTGCATTCAGTCGAGATTTAGTGGTGTTTGATTGCCAACCTCCGTCGAAGATTGTCATATCAGTATCTGTTACAGTTGCGATCAGATTACCGTGAAGATAAACATTTGAAGTGGTGTCATTTGTGACGACTTCAGTGTTACCAGACTTCCAGTTCTTGTTTGACTGAATTGCCTGACACATTTGAGTTTCAATTTTTCTCATGGTGTGAGTGTTGTGTGAAT